TTAAATATACTTGATCGGTGTAGACACCTACAGATGTTTCAATAACATTTTTATCGTCTTCTATCCGGTATGTACTACCGGGGAAGTCTCTAGGTTTTACAGTCATTTTAACACGAGGTTCTGCTGCATTGGAACCCGTAAAGTCTACATCAGGTATTATTCTTCTAACTAAAGTAAATTTGTCTCCATCTCCTATATCAAAATCTGAGCTTGTTATGAATGACTCCATAGCCGAACCGTCGGCGTCCACCCCATTTTCATGGTCAAACAAAGTGTTTTCTCCCACAGCCTGTGGAAACTGCCTTAAATTAGCATCTAACCAAGCAGATCTGTTTAACTTTCCGTAGAACCACAAGTTGTCTTTATAGTTGTAAGTTACATAAGAATCGTTTGTGTCACTATCCTTAGATGGGTAGAACCACCATATTTCATTATGCGCTTCTATCGTTCCCGCATACACGTATGTCAAAGCATCAAAATTTAAATCGTTAAATACGTGGTCTCTTAAAGTGCATGGCAACGTATCTACACGTCCGTTATATAAATAAAATTTATCTGTGCCCATCCAAAACAACACGTTACTAGCAACAGCTATACAACGTGGGCTACATATAGATATATTTGTCTCTAATTCTTGCAAACTAAATACTTCGGTCGTGCCTAAGAATTGTAGTGAGTGGACCGACATATCTGTAAATACTAAAGTTTCCTGTCTAGTTCTAAACGCTCCTACAATCCTTGAACCGCTACTAACCCGTAAAAATCCTGAACTGTTAGTAGTTGTGGGTTTAAAATCTTCAGGGTTATCCTGATCTGCAAAACGAATCAACAACGGATCAAATGTGCCCGAATCTTCTTCTGTGTTTAATCCTGAAAACGGCGTTGCTCCAAAAGCTAATAAGTGCCTATCGTTTTGAGATACCATAATCTGCCCTACTTCTGCAGGGACATTTTTAGCGTTTGTCAAAGAAGAGAGCTTTACAGCTCTAGTTCCAAGAGACGGACCGGGGTCTGTCAAAGCCCCTCTTTCCCAGTAATATATTGCACCTTTTCCGCCTACGTTTATATTCATAACTAAGTCATTATCAAAATTATCAAAAAACCATATAGTTAAAGGTAATATCACAGGTTGTAAAGAACCAGAACCCCACCCAAGCCTTGCCCATGTAGACGTGGTCCAGCCATAACCATAAGTTAATGTGCCGTTACCTATTGGTATTTCATACGATCCTTCAGCACCCGCTCCACCATCTCCTGTATCAGAAGCATTTGCAGTTACCGACGCTGTCACGTTGTAGTTATTATCGTCTATTTTTGTAATTTCATAGTTTTGGTTTAGTACATCCGCCGTAATATTTCCACCTAAAGAAGACGCCCCAGAAAAAGTTACAAAGTCTCCTGTGTTTGTCCCATGTGCTGTAGCTTCTACAGCTATTGTTGCAGAAGTATTAGTTGCAGAAAAAGCGTGTATCGTCATGGTTGCAGATGGTGAATCTCGCAAAGGAGTTACGTCATTTAAGTTAGTACCAACTTCTATATACACTTTAGAACTTGTACCCATAGCTAATAAATTATCTTCAAAAGATGTTATCCAACCAAACATGGCTCTACAAGTACCTAGAATAGAAGACGGTGCATATGTGGCCCACCCATTTAATTTTTCAGGATAACCATTTAAAAATCGAACTTTGTCACATTCAAACCAACCACCCTCGTTAGAATAGTTAGTTAAGTCTCTATTTATGCCGGGTCTAAATTGTAGTTTTTGTAAAGTCATATTAATAAGACCAGATTGTTGGCCTTGGTCTTTCCGGTGAATTTTTTAAGGTGTCTAAATGTATGAACCTACCTGAACCTTTTTGTTGTATGCCTATGCCTGTAAACCCCTTTGTTAAAGCAAGAGATAACAAGTCAAAAGCATCTTCTCTTGACACTGCTATGTCGGCGGCGCAGCCTGTTGTGTGTGCCCCTGGGGTTTTTTTCTTAGCTTCAATAGGATGAGTAACATCTCTAAACCCAGAAGTTATTGTCATAGGCTTTCCAAAAGCCAGACGCAGGTCATTTAACTTATCTATAAACTCTGGGTTCATGTCACACTTATTTGTGTGCGAACATTTAAATTCATACTGCGAAAAATACGTGCTTGTGTTCCAGTCTATCATTTCTTCATTAACCCCTTTATCTCTTCTGTTTTGTCTTTGCTACCTACCGAACTACCGAAGTAATAAGAACAGACCAACCCTACTAAGGTGGTTAAATTACCCAGCAAAAATATTAGAATGTCTTTGTTCGCAGGTGTGACTTCCAAGAATAATATAACAGCAAACAAGGCAAACGCTAATCCTACAATACCAAGAGCAAGTAAACTAGTAATTATTTTATTTAACCAAGGACTATGTTCACTGGTAGAGATAGCCATTTCACGTTTTCTGGCGCTATCTTTATCAGCAAACTCAGCTTCCATGCGTTTAAGACTTCCGTCTTGCTCCATTTTCTTTAGCTGTTGAAGAGCCTTCTGTTTTGCCTGTGGATCGGGAATTAACTTGTCTACAAGCTTTTCGCCTATTGGTAATAACCCTGATATTAAATTAAGCAACTCTATCTCCTTTACTTGCTTTAAAAAACTTCTTTTCTATCTTACAACCTTTGTCTGTTTTTGGTTCAAACCAATTAAACCCTCTTTTAGTATTAGCGCACCAGTATGTGCATAAATCTCTCTCCACCCATTGTAGCTTACAATAATACTGATCTACATGTGGCACTAAAGTGGCTACCCAAAATATCACGCTAATCATTTACTTGCTTCCATAACTGCTGTCCATAAAAAATGAGATAGCCATATCAAAATTAATACGAGGGTTCCAATTGCCACTCCCATCTTGGTGTTATATAAAAAAGCTTTCCGCCTTCGCATCTGATTGTATATTTGGGCTTTACGTTTGGCTTTGATGTCACGGCGTATGCGGATGAAGGCACGATATCCATATGGGCCATCCATGCCCAGATGGTGCAATTTTCCCCATGTAAATTCATGCTTGATTGCGTCTTCCATCTCTTTAATTTTCTTTTTTGCGATAAGTTCATCAAATGCCTCTGCGGTTTCGCTTTTATCCCATGTCAGTTTTTGCCATAAAGTAGGTTTCTTGAACTTTCTTTCCTGACCCATCCATTCTTGTAAATCAGAAACATGCCCACTCCAAGTCGATAATTGGCTAAAAATATCTTCTAGGTCTCTCCCTACTTGAATGGCTTTTTTGACACCATTGAATGCTAAATTTGCTGCGCTCAGTGCAGTGATGGGATCTATCACCGCTCATCACTCTAATGTATTTAATACCCA